CTGGAAGCCAACAGCAGATCCGCATCTGGCCGGGTGGAAGCCGTGAAGATTGTGGAGGCCGTCAACGCGGCTTTGCATCGTCAGGAGGCAAGCGTTACTGTAACTGGGTTCACGTTGGTCGAATTGATTTTCGAGACCCACAATGTTACAAGAGACCCTGATGGCCGTGGGTATACGGCTGTGATCGCGCTTCGGGCTTTGCTCGAAACAGCCTAGAAACGGGCCTTGGGCAAGCCCTAAAACGGAGGCCATCATGGCTAAACAACTTGGACGCGCCCTGCTCGTTAAGATCGGCGACGGCGGCGGCACTGAAGTCTTCGCAAATCTTTGCGGGCTGAACAGCAAGACGATGACGATCAACAACTCTTTGATCGACGTGACCACGCCAGACTGCACCACCCCGGCGGGCGCACTCTGGACCGAAAGTCTGAACGGCGTGAAAAACGTGTCGATCTCTGGCGATGGCTTCTTTGAAGACAGCGCAACTGAACTTCGCATGAACACCGTGGCAATGGGCGCTGATCCTAAGTGCAACTTCCAAGTCGTTGTCCCGGCCTTCGGAACCTATGCTGGTGCGTTTTACATCGAGTCGCTGGAATTTGGCGGCGAGACTGAAGGCGGCGTGACCTATTCGCTGACGCTTTCCAGCACTGGCGCTGTTACGTTCACGGCTGCTTAATGACTATCACGGCAGAAGCGCCGCGTGGGGGTGTCGTCGAATATATCGGCGACACCTCATACGTTTTCCTGCTTCGCAACCGCGAGATTGAGCGGTTCGAGGACAAGCATCGTGGCATTTTTGATTTCTGGGAGGGCATGTTCGGACGCGGGACAAAGCCAACCAGCACAGAAATCCGCGACCTGTTGGCCTTGGCGCTTGTCGGCGGTGGCATGAAAGATGCCGAGGCTGATCGCGTCCTTGCCAAGGCAACCCCGGCTGATCTCTTGCGGCTTTATCAGATCGCGCAAGCTGTTCTCGGCGTGGCTTTCATGCCTGACACGGTTGAAGAAGCCTCAAAAAAAAAGACGACCGAGGACCAAAGCCTGATCGCCTGAACGTGCGCGGCATGATCAAGAACGGCATCGTGATTGGCTTACGTCCTCAAGAAATCCGTGATATGATCCCGAAAGATGCGTGGCTTGTGTTCCAAGGGTGGCATGATGCACACTCGCCGAAGAAGCCCGGATCAGAGGCAATGACGGCGGAACAATTCCGCGCCCTTGTGGAGCAAGTTGATGGCGATCAGCGCAGAACAGCTTAACATCATCCTCGCTGCCAAGGATCGTGAATTTGCCAAGGCGATGGCTGCAAACTCCAAGCGAGTTGAGAATTTTGCAAAGAAAGCTGACAAGGATTTGTCAGGCGCTGGCGCGTCATTTGACCGCTTGGCGCAGGCCGCAAAGGGACTAGCCGCCGCCGCTGTCTTTCAGCAACTTGCATCATCTGTTCGATCTGCGGCAGACAGGCTTGGCGATCTTGCTGATGCAGCAGACTCAATTGGCGTCACGACAACGGCTTTGCAAGAATTGCGGTATGCGGCTCAACTGAGTGGCGTCCAACAAGATGTATTGCAGCAGTCTCTTGTCGTGCTTTCCAAGAACCTTGGCGATGCAGCGATGGGTGGCTCTGCCGCTCAGAAATCGCTTGAGGGTCTTAATCTTTCTGCGGCGCAACTTTCTGCCGTTCCGCTTGAAGAAGCATTGGGCATCATTGCAGACAGGATCGCGGCTGTTGAAAACCCAATGCAGCGGGCAACTCTTGCCGCTGATCTGTTTGGAAAATCTGGCATCAAGATGATCAACATGCTCTCTGAAGGGTCTGCGGGCCTTTCTGCTTTGCGCGAGGAAGCGCAAGCAATGGGCGTTGTGATTGACCAAGACGTGATCAAAAAAGCGCGAGAAGCTGGCGACCAACTTGATGCCATGTCCATGGTGATCACGTCAAATCTGACGGTTGCTCTGATCACGATTGCGCCGCTTTTGATTAGCGCAGCACAAGCCATTGCTGGGCTTTCCAGCGCAGCACGCGAGTTCCTGACGATCAGTGCTGGCGGCGGGATGCCAAGGCTTCTGGATGCGGACGAAGTTGCAGCCGCAGCGGTTGAATACTCAAAAGTCAAAAAAGAAACTGACAACCTTATTGAGGCGCAGAACAAGCTAAACGCGCTTGAAGCGCAGGCAGAGATGGGCAAGCTGCCCACAATTACGCAGCTTGATGATGCCCATGAGCGCGTTAAAATTGCTAAGGAAGAACTTGAAGCGGCCAAGGCTGCTGTTGTTCAGCGTGAAAAAGCTGATGCCCAGCGCGTTGCTGGCTTTAATGCCTTTCAGGCGGAAACGGATGAGTTGCAAGATCAAGTTGACTTGCAAGGTCTGAGCAACGAAGAACGCGCTAAGGCCGTGGCGCTAAAAGAAAAAGAGGCATTTCTGGCAAATCAAATTGCCCTCGCAAATGCTGCTGACCCATCTGGCACGGCATCGCCTGAAATCCTAGCTGGTATTAACGCGCTTGCCGAGGAGCATTACAACCTTGCTGTTCAGGCTGAGTTGTCAAAGACGGCTCAAAAAGGCGCAAACGGCGCAATGTCTGAAAGCAAAATAAAGGCGCTTGAGGCAAAGCAGTCTCTGGAAGCATACAAGGCACAGCTTGAAAGCCTTGGCCTGACGCTCACAGAATTCGAAAGCATCTCATCGACCATTCAATCGTCAATGGAAGATGCTTTCATGGGCATGGTTGATGGCACCATGAGCGCAAAGGATGCTTTTAGGTCTATGGCTAAGGACATCATCAAAGAACTGTATCGGGTTCTGGTGGTGCAGCGCATGGTTGGTTCTTTCGCAACGGCCACCAAAGCAGGCTCTGGCATCCTTGGCTTAATCGGTGGCGCACTTGGCATCACAGGGAATGCGGCTGGCGGCATGGTGCAAGCTGGTCAGCCGTCTATCGTTGGCGAACATGGCCGCGAACTGTTCGTGCCATCCAGCGCAGGCCGCGTGCTGTCCGTGCCGCAGGCCAAGGCTGCTGTGAACGGCGGCAGTTCTGTTGCTGTCACTCAAAACATCAGCTTTGGCGCTGGCGTTTCGCGGGCTGAAATCCAAGCTATGTTGCCGAAAATTGTTGAAAGCACTAAAGCCGCCGTGTTTGATGCACAGCGCCGCAGCGTTAACGGGATGGGCTACTAATGGCGATCACATATCCTTTGGCTTTGCCTTCGCACACTGGACGACGCAGCATTGAACTGCGGGCAACCAATGCGGTTGCCTACAGCCGCTCACCGTTCACCTTCGCTGGACAAGCCTTCGCCTACCCCGGCCAGATGTGGCAGGCTGATGTCACTTTGCCGCCCATGAAGCGGGCTGATGCGGAGCAATGGGTGGCTTGGCTGGTGAGCCTGCGGGGTCAGCTTGGCACGTTCCTTATGGGTGATCTTCTGGGCTGCACTCCGCGTGGGACGGCGCTGGCCAACCGCGTCAACCTGCTTGACTACAGCGAACAGTTTGACAATGCCGCTTGGACCAAAGGCAACGCTACGATCACCGCCAATTCCATCGCGTCACCTGACGGGCTGACCACTGCTGACACGCTTGTGGAGAATACGGCAACAGCCGCACATAACATGACTGAGGCTTTTGCTTGGGTCGCAGGGACAATCTACACCCTATCCATTTATGTCAAAGAACAGTCCGCGAGAAACTTCCGCATAACTTTCCCGACCACACAGTTCGGTGGGGTGGCTTCGTCTGCAAATTTTGACACCACAACGGGGTCTGTTCTTTCGACTTTTGGTGGAGTTGTCGCGAGAACTGAATCTGTCGACAATGGGTGGTTTAGGTTCTCAATCAGTAAAGCTGCGACAGTTACATCCAGCGGATCGCTTGATGTAAGGCTTCTTGATGGGACAGCCACTTCTTACTTGGGAGACGGTTCTTCTGGCGCATACATCTGGGGCGCGCAGCTTGAGGTCGGCTCTGTCCCGACCACATATCAGCCAATCTTCAATGGCTATGGCCCATTTGTGAATGGCGCAAGCCAGACAGGTGCATCACTTGTGATCGACGGTGCCAGCCCAGACGAAGTTGGATACCTCTTGCCGGGTGACTACATCCAACTTGGCAGCGGCTCGACGGCAACGCTGCACAAAGTCCTTGAGCAGGTTGATACAGACTCGTCTGGCAACGCCACGCTGACGCTCTGGCCGCACATTCGCACAGCCCCGGCAGACAATGCCGCTGTGACCATTGGCAACACTGTCGGGCGCTGGCGGCTGGCATCTAACGAGTCGTCTTGGAGCGTCAACGAGGCGTCGATCTACGGCATCAGCTTCAGTTGCATGGAGGCCATCGGATGAGCCGCACTGTTCCAGCCGCGATCCTTGCCGCTCTGGCTGGCGAGAGCGTTGAACTGTTTTATGCGGTCGAGATGAACTTCAGCACACTGCCCGTCAGGCTTTGGACGGGCTTAGGTGATCGTGCCATCGGAGATACGATTGCGGCGAACCAAATACAGATCGGCCAGAAGTATGTGATACAGTCGGTCGGAACCACAGACTTCACGTTGATCGGGGCGGATTCAAATACTGTCGGATTGTCTTTTGTGGCCACCGGGGTGGGGACAGGTACGGGGACTGTCAAGTTCGCATATATCGGCTCAGGCACCCTGCTGTCGATCAGCGGCATTGAAGAAGTGGCCGATCTGAGCGCCAAGGGCATCACTCTCACGCTTTCCGGCGTCGATACATCCTTGGTCAGCTTGGCAATTCAGGAGCCGTATCAGGGCCGCTCTGCGCGTGTTCTTCTGGGCGTCACTGGCGTCAACGAGTTCGTTGAGGTGTTTGCTGGCCTGATGGACGTGATGACCTTGCAAGAGGACGGATCGTCGGCCACCATTGAATTGACCGTCGAGAGCAAGCTGGTCACGTTGCAGCGGCCAAATGTTCGCCGATATACGTCGGCAAGCCAGAAGCTGCGCTACTCTACTGACACCTTTTTCGACTATGTCGAAGAGCTTCAGGACAAAGAAATCGCATGGGGCCGCAAGATATCCTGATCGGCTATGTGAAGGCGCAGCGTGGCAAGCCCTTTGCCATCGGCGTGCATGATTGCTTCACCTTCACCAACGGCGCTTGGGCCGCCATGCACGGGCGCGGATACGCTGATCAGATCATGGGCAAATATGCTGATCTCGGCCAGAAGCAGTTGGCAAGGCTGCTTTTCGACAACTTCGGCACGCCCAGTATGATAGACGCCCTCGACGCTGGCTTGACCCGCGTGAACTCTTTCCCGCCCAAAGGTGCGCTTGTGGTCATGAGATCTGAGCGCCCCTATTTCACCGGGTATGCCTTCGGGCTTGCGATGGGCGTCACGGCTGTTTTCCTTGGCGACAGCGATGTGATATACCTGCCGATAGAACAGATCGAAGGGGCATGGGTATGACGCTGAAGACGCCGTTCAATGTGATGCGTCGTGCCGAATGGGACTTTGCGCCGCGTGATCCTATCACCGTTGGAAATGCAATCCTTGCTGCCATCGGGGTGCAAACAAGTTCCATCGCCCTGATTTATGCCGTTGGCTATTTGTCCACGACTGCCCTTACATCCTTTGCCCTCCGCAAGCTGGTCCCTAGCGCAGGGGCTGCAAATCGCGGCACCCTGATCAACTCCCGCCAAGCGGCGGCGGCCCATGAATATGTCTATGGTCAAGTCCGTAAGGGAGGCATCATCACGTTCTTGGAAACCACGGGAACGTCGAACAAATACCTGCACATGATCATCGCCCTCGCAGGGCATGAGGTTGAAGCTATCGGCGACATCTATGTCAACGATGAGGTCGTCACCATCGACGCCAACGGCTATGTGACCGGGACACGCTGGAAAAGTAAAATCCGCGTCCTGAAGCACCTTGGCAACCAGACAAGCTGGACCACAAACTTCGCCAACGCGGCCACCAACCTGCGCGACACCATCAGCGACGAGTGCGACCTGCCAAGCACCTTTGTCGGCCTTGGCATTGCCTACATCTATGCGCGTGTCGAATACGATCAGGATGTCTTCAGCGGCGGTATGCCTACCTTCACAGCCGTCGTCAGTGGCAAGAAGGTCTATAACCCTGTCACCGCCACCACCTCATACAGCAACAATGCTGCGCGGGTGATCCGCGATTACATCACCTCGTCCTATGGCCTGAATGACACGGCTGTAAATGACACCTATTTCGCATCCGCCACCAATGACTGCGATGATGCCATCCCGCTGGCTGCTGGTGGCACTCAGGCCAGATACACGATTGATGGCGTGATCAACGCAGACAGCACCATCGGCACCGCGCTGGCCGACATGATGGAAGCCTGCAATGGCGCTCTGTTTTTCTCCGGCGGCGAGTGGAAGTGCAAAGTCGGCGTATACAACGCCAGCGTGAAGTCACTGACGCTGGATGACTTCCGATCTGCCATCACGTTTTCAACCAGAATGCCGCGCCGTGAAAACTTCAACAGGATCACTGGCAAGTTCATCGACGCATCCAGCGATTGGATCGAAACCGACTTCCCGGCCATCACCAGCACGGTCTTTCTTGCCGAAGACGGCGGGCTGGAGAACAGCATCGACGTGGGCCTAAACTTCGTCACCAACTCTGCCAGAGCGCAGCGCCTCGCCAAGCAAAAGCTGTTCAGGTCGCGTGAGCAGAGGACGATCAGTGCCGAATTCGGTCTGGCCGCTCTTGGCGTTGAGGTTGGCGATATCATCGATCTGACCATTCAACGCTATGGCTGGGCCGCTAAGGAATTCGAGGTGGCGTCTTGGCGGCTTGTGATCGCTGACGGCGGCGGCCTGCGGGTTGCATTGGTCTTGCGCGAAACCTCGTCAGCAGCGTTTGATTGGGCCGCCAGTGAGGTTGCGATCATCTCGAATGACACGACGCTATTGGATTACACCAGCGTGCCGACGCTTGGCCTAACCGTCAGTGACGCTCTGAGGGTCTATCACGAAAAGCTGTCTAACGTGGTGTCGCTGACGACTACATCTTCGCTGCCCGGCTTCATCGACTATGTGCAGGTCGAGTTCAAGAAGTCCTCTGAAGCAGCTTGGCGTGACGGCGGCTATGGCGAACTTGGCCTGTTCGAAATCAATGACATTGAAGACGGCACCTATGACTTCAGGGTTCGCTCGGTCAACCCTTTCGGCATCAAGGGCGACTATACAACGCGCACCGGGTACAAGGTCCAAGGCTTGTCTCAGCCGCCGCAGGATGTCACTGGCTTTGCCGCCGAGGTGAACGGTGACAGCATCAACCTATCATGGACCGCTGTGCCTGATCTCGACTTGTCCTACTACATCATCCGGCACGCAAAAGAGACGACAGGTGCCACTTGGGCGGATTCGGTGACCTATGTGGAAAAGGTCGCACGGCCATCCACCGAGGCCATCGTCCCCGCCAAGGCTGGCACATATTTGATCAAGGCTGTCGATAAGACGGGCGTGCAGTCCACCAACTCGACATCTGTCGTCGTTACTGCTGATGAAGTCGTCGCCAGAGCCACCGTCGTGACGGTCACAGAGCATCCCGGCTTCGTGGGCGTTAAAAGCAATGTGGTCGTGCAGGAAGCGGAACTTCGTCTTGGAACCGCCCTGAACTTTGACAGTCTGGCCGGAAACTTGGACAGCCTTTCAGGGCAGTGGGACGCGCTTGGCATCTCATATGACCAGACGAGCGGCACATACTTCTTCGCCAACATCATCGACCGCACGGTGCCTGAACAGGGCTTCGTAACTGTTGATATGCTGACACGTCGTTTTGATGCTATTGGCGGCGGGTTTGATGCACTTGCTGGCCAGCTTGATGCGGTTTCTGGCCTTTGGGACGCCATGACGGGAACGGCAGACTTCAACGACACCACCGTGACGGCCTATGTCAGCACCACGAATGATAACCCGGCAGGGTCGCCAACGTGGTCTGCATGGCGCAAGATCAGGGCGGCAAATGTCTATGGCCGTGCGTTGAGGTTTAAGGTAGAATTAAACTCAGAGACGCTTGGCATTTCGCCCGCGATTGGTGAACTGAGCGCAACGGGCAATTATGTCTGATAGGGGACAAGATGGCACAGCATGACTATGTGATCGCCAACGACACAGCCGCAAACGTCAGAGCGGATATCAACAGTGCGCTGGCCGCTGTTGTCTCAAACAACAGTGGGGCCACCCAACCGACAACCATGTATGCCAACGAGTGGTGGTATGACACTGCCACCGACACGCTGAAAATCCGGGCCGAGGCCAACGACGCTTGGATCAGCGTTGCGCTGTTGAACCAGACGACTGACCAATCATTCCCGATTGTCGGCGGCGTCACTGTGACCTCGACAGGCACGGAATTGAACTTGGTTGACGGCTCTGTCGCTGGCACGATTGTGAACAGCAAGGCTGTGGTCTACGGGGCCGCTGGGCAGGTCAATGCCACGACGCTCCAGATCGCCGGAACCAGCATCACCTCGACGGCGGCGGAACTAAACATCCTAGACGGCGTCACAGCGACCGCAGCCGAGATTAACTATCTCGACATCACGACGCTCGGCACCTCGCAGGCGTCAAAGGCGGTTACAGCCGGGGCTGACGGGACCGTCAAGTTTTCTAATGCAATTATGGAAACGGTCTACACGCTTGCGGGGACAGATATTGACCCTGTAAACGGGACTATCCAAGTCAAAACCCTTGCGGCGAACACTACCTTCACCGAGGCGCTTGCGGCAGGCGAGAGCGTCATCGTGATGATCGACGACGGCACTGCGTTCACCGTGACATGGCCGACGACGACATGGGTCAATAACGGCAAAGTCGCGCCGACGTTGGCAACGACAGGCTACACCGTGGTCGCTCTCTGGAAGGTCAGCACGACGCTTTACGGCGCGCTGGTCGGAAACGGCTTCTGATGCTGGGATCAAAACTCAAATGGGCGGGAGATGCGGTCGGAGTTGGCCTAAAGTGGACGACAATCGACACGACCGTGCGGACGAACAAGGGCGTTGCCACTGACGGCGCGCAGAACTGGATCATCGCATCCAGCGCGGGGGCGGTTGTCTTTTCTACGACCAACGGCGCGCTCTTGTCCTCGACGACGGCAGGCGCAGCCGCTCATTGGGGCGCGGCATACGGCGTGAGCAAGTTCATGGTGAACCAAGACGGCGGGGGCGGACTATACACGGCCTCGGCGGCGGGCGGAGCCTACGCTCTGGCCTTTAGCGCCGGGCAGATTTTGCGGAACTCCGGGTTCAACGATGGATACTTCATCATCGGGGCGAACAACGGCGTGACCTACTTCTCGACGGACGGCGTGACCTTTACAGCGCAGCCTGCAATCGGTGCGAACTCGGCGTTCTGCGGGATCTATGTAGCGGCCCTATCTCGCTCGGTGGCACTCGGCGTGGCAGCGCAATCTAAATATAGAACAGGCGTCCCAAGCACAGCAGCTTGGACGGGGTCTTGCACTGGCCTTACGGGGACGATCTACGATGTCACTTGGTCGCCTGTCATGTCGAGGGCAGTATGCGTCGATGGCATTTCTGGTGGGATCTTCTATAGCACCAATCTGATCGCATGGACCGCAGCAACGAACCCGGCAGGCGCGGTTGGTGTCAGAGGCGTATGCTGGGCGGGAGATAAATTTATTGCGGTGGGGGATGGGGGTTTGATCTTGACCTCAAGCGACGGCATAACGTGGACCCAGGGGACCAGCGGAACCTCGGCACAGCTATGGGGCGTCTCTTATGGCGCGGGGACGGCAATCGTGGGTGGCGTCAACGTCATCCTGCGCTCAAACTAAGGAGGCGGCGCGATGTATGTGAAAGTCGAAGACGAGGGGGCGCGGCTCTACTCTCTGAACCAGCTTCGGGAGGACAACCCCAACACCTCTTTCCCAGCGTCTCCATCGGACGAATTGCTGGCAGGATACGGTGTGCATCGGTGCGAGGTCGATCCGACCCCGGCCTATAGAGAGGCAACTCACTTTGTGCAGATCGGCCCGTTGGCCGAAAGATCCGGCGCATGGTTTCAAACGTGGAGTGTCGTCCAGCTTCCAGCAGATGTCGCAGCCTCTAATATCCGTGCAGTTCGCAATGCAGAGATCGCATCCTGTGATTGGACGCAGGTCGCGGACGCGCCGGTCAACAAGACCGCGTGGGCAGCATATCGCGCCGAGCTGCGCGACATCCCGGAGCAGGCGGGCTTCCCGTTCTCTGTCGTCTGGCCGACAAAGCCATGACCACCGAGATGCTCTGGAGCGCAGGCCTGTCAGCGATCCTCGCCCTCGTCGGCTGGATTTTGAAGGGCCACTCTGATGAAGTTCAGCGGCTGCAAATTCTGCTCAATCGCACACGCGAGGAGATGGCACGGGATTACGTCACAAAGACCGACGTGCAGGCCAGCATCAACATGTTGATCGCTCGGATCGACAACCTTGACCACAAGATCGATGCGCTTTTGAGAAGTCTGGCAAAGTGACTGTGCCGTTGATCTGGGTGGCGTACACGCACATCTGGATCGACGGGCGCATGGTATTTGTGAAGATTTGCAGGTATACTGCGGACATGGCATTGGCGGTTCATCCCGCCTTTCCATGCCCGCCGTTCTGGAGCCTGTGATGTTTGACCCAGTTTCAATCAGCATGGCCATCAGCGTTGGTGGCAAGGCCTTCAGCCTGCTGAAGCAGGGCATCGCCGCTGGCCGCGAAATCCAAGACATGGCGTCTCAACTGTCTGAATGGGGCAAGGCCGTGTCTGACATTGCCTACGCGGCTGAGAAAGCCAACGAGCCGCCGGGCGTGTTCCAAACGCTGTTTGGCGGCGGCAACCAGAAGAGTGCCATCGACATCTTCGCCGCCCAGAAGCAGTGCGAACAGCAGCGCAAAGAACTGCGCCAGCTTATCAGCTACACCTACGGCAACGACGCTTGGCTGGATTTCCAGAACATAGAGCGCAGGGTTCGGGAGCAGCAG